TCATTTTATTATATTCGATATTTAACATATTATTATTATCAATACTAATAACTTCTGGTAAAACGCTTTGGACATCTTGTGCTATTAATCCAGTATCAAGTTTATCTAAAATAATATCAGTTCTTTTAAAAGTATATCCAGTTAATTTTTTTATTTTATCTAAAGAATTTTCAATAACTTTTAAATCAGTTTTAACACGTTTGTCTGAAATAGAACGAACACCTTTAGTTGCTTCAATATATTCATCAACTTTAATATAACTATTCACATTTAATTTACCAGTTATATTTGTATCACCATCAACATCTAATGCTGTATGATTTATTATAGTTTTTTCATTATCTAAATTAACTATAAATCTCTTTGAACATTTTATATTACCATAAACACTAATCGTATTATTATTTACATTTGTATAACTTTCACCATCTTTTGCTTCTTTTATTTCTATTAATGTCTTATTATCATTCGATGCAAATCTTACATTACTAAATATATTTATTGGAAATAATTTAGAATATTCTTCAATAATTTGATTAGAAATAGTATTATCATAAAATGAATGAAAATAGTTTTTATATTGTTGATGAAAGAAGAGTGTGCTAGTAGAAGAATATATTTTAGTAGTATTAAATAATCGTGGATTATTTAATTCTTGATTAATAAGTAATTGTGAGTGATCCCCAATCCATATTTTATTATTATTAATTTCTCTTGTCATATTAAATAAACCATATTCACCTAAAGTAATTAAATTATTACCATATTCAATAAATGAGTTATCATTATTATCTTTAAATTTTAATTTAGAATCAACATCTACTTTAATATTAAAATAATTAATATAATTATTATTAAAATATAATATACCATTGAAAGTAGTATTACCATCTATATATATAATATTTTGTTCATTATTAGAAATAAGTATTTGTTCATTAATATTATTAGTTTGTCTTATTAAATCAGTATTTTGTGTAGAAACATTTAAATTATTTAATATTAATGTTCTTTCATCATTATATTTTAAAAATGATGAATCCAAATTAGAAATATCAACTAAATTAAATTTATTAATAGTTGTAGTTTTTATATTTTTAATACCATTTTCTTTACTTATTTCAAAAGCATCACCAATTATTAAAAGATCAGTATGTAATATTAGTGTATCTAAATTACTAATATTTGTAATATTATTATTATTTAAATTTATATCTTTATTTATATTATCAATTTCTATATTTGGAATATAAGCTGTATTTTTTACATCTAAATCATTAATTTTTAATAAACCATTGGAATTTATATTTGCAACATTTGTATTATTATAATCTAAATTTAAAAAAGAAGGACATTCAATTATTCTTTCATTTTTATCAATATAATACATATATGATTCATCTAAAGTTTTTTCAAAAATAATATGAAATGTAATATTTAAACTTATATTAGCTGTTTGTTCTAAAGGAATTAAATTACAATTATATGAAATATAATCAAAATTATTATTTTGTTGATAAATAAAATTAGAATTAATATTATCAAAATTAGTACTACATAAATCTAAAATATCAGTAATAGTGTTATTATTATTTTTATAAAATCCAGATAAAATTTGAATATTATAAATAAAATTATCAGTTTCTGAACTAACAGATTCTAATAAATAATGATTTTGTATAAATAATAAATTATATTCATCATAATCATAATTTTGAAAATATAATTCAATATTATGATTACTAGTTAATAAATTATCATCATGATTAATATAATAAAAATTATTATTAATATTTGGATATAAATCAATATTTTGATTATTAAATATTGGTAATAAATTAAAATAAAATTTATAAGAACTAAGATCAGTTTGATTTAAATTATTATTAATAGACAAGTCAAGATTTTTAAAATTAAGTGGTATTCTTTCAAAATTATTATAAATTTTATTATTTTGTAAATTGTAATCAATAGATAAATTAATTAATGGATCTTTAATAATTTTATATTCTGTATAATTATCATTTCTATGTAAATCTAATAAACTATTATTACAATTTTCCCAAATTAATTTAGAATGATAATCATTAACAATATTAAAATTTTTATTTTTACCAATAGTTAAATGATTATCTGGATTTAGATAAAAATTATGTGATTTAATTGAATTAGAAGTTATAATCATATCATTATTTATTGATATTGCTCCTTCATTATTAATATTCAATATATCATTAACTGATAAAATATTTGAAATATTATCAATATTTTCCAAATCAATATTAATAATATTACTACTAATATTTTGATTTCTAATAATATCAATATTATTTTGAATTTGAGGACTTGTAAATCTTGGTTCAAGTAATTTAAGTTTTTCAATAATAATATTAGAATTATTAGTATCAATATTATCAACTAAAATTTTATTAAAAGAAACAGTTTCATTAAAATTAGTTAAATTATTAATATTAATATTAGAATTTTCAATAATAATAGAATCATTTAAATTAATTAAAGAATTAGAAGTATTAAAATTACCATTAATATAAATATTACTTAAATTTGTATTATTAATAACATTAAGATTTGTAAATTTAACTTCTTGATTAAATTCTACAAAATCTTTATTTAATTTAAATAATTCAATATTTTTATCTTTATTTTTACTATTATATTTATCATTACCATAAATAATAAAATTATTATTAGATTCACCAAATTTAAAATTATAAAATTCAATATAATTTTCTAAAATTTCAATTGGATAAGTAGTTTGATTAACATTTATTTCAATAACAGATGTAGTATTATCTATAGTATTAAGGTTAATTTTAAAATCATCTAAAACCATTTTATATTATGATAAGTATTTTAATGTTATATAATGTTTTTATTGTAATTTAATTTGATAATTTTTTTTCTTATAAAATGTTAATCTTTTATTAAATCTGGTAGTAAATATAGAAAAATCATCAACAATATCAATAACTAAAGGTGTTATAATACGATCTTCTGGTTTTGATCTTAATATTCTACCAATACTTTGTTCAATATCACTAATTGGACTAGCAAATAATAATGTATTTAATGAAGGAATATCTAAACCTTCTGCCGCCATATGAGTTGTAGCTAAAATTATATCTTTAGTAGAAGATTCATCTAATTTTTCTTGTTTCATTCCACCAATATAATATCCAATAGTATAATTTATTTTAGTTTTAATAAGTAATTCATAAATATTTTTTAATAAATCTTTACGTTCTGATAATATAATAAGTTTTCTTTTATTATTCATATATTTATGAATAGTTTCTACAATAAATGTAATTCTGGGTTTATATTTAACAAGATTACTTAACATAGCAACAGCATTAATTTTATTAAATCTAGTTTCAATTTTTTTATATTGTTCATTATCATCATTATAAGTAATACATTCAATAATAACATTATTATCCGTTGTATTATTTATTGGTTTAATAACACATTTACCAATAAACCATTCAAATACTTTTCTTAATCCATCTTTTCTATGTAAAGTTGCACTTAATCCTAAAATATTTGGCGCACAAGTTTTAACAAGAGCATTACTAAATACTTCAGCACTACAATGATGTACTTCATCAATAATAACTAATCCAAAATCATTAAAAATATCTTGTGGATAATCTTTCATAGCGATTGATTGTAATGAACCAATAACAAAATCTTTATCTTCAATATCAATTTTAGATTGTTTAATAATACCAATTTTAGAATTAGGTGAAAATATTTTAACTCTTTCGGCAAATTGTATATTTAAAAAATCTTTATGAGATATAAATAAAGTTTTTAATTTTAATGTACAAGCAATATTAATTGCAATAACAGTTTTACCACCTCCACAACCAATAGATATAATTCCACCCATTTTTAATGGGTCATTAATAGTTTCTAAGTAAGCAGAAACTTGTTCAATTTGATGTTCCCTTAATTTTCCAATAAATTCCATATTAGGTCTAAATTCCCCAGTTCCTATAACATTTCTTTCAGGAATACCAAATTTTTGTAATCCATAATATTTAGGTAAATATAATTTACTTTCATTTTCTCGATATAAAACATATTTTTTATCAGGCATATGTTCAAACATAATATTTTTAACAGATACTGTTAATTCATTTTTAACTTCATTAATAGTTTTTTCATTAAATTCTTTTTTTCTAATAGAATAACCTTGTCTAGATAAAGATGTCATTTTATTATTAATTAATAATAGAATCATTTTTTAATTTATCTATAATTTTACAATAATTATTATGATTACTTAAATTTAATGCTGTTGTTACCCATTTATCAAGTGAATTGTTATTTTTATTTTCTGTAATATAATTGAAGATTTTATTTGTAATACCATTTTTTATAAAATTTCTTAATTGTTTTTTAGTTAAAGAATCAATTTTAATATTATTTATATAAATATAATTTTTTATTAATATAATTAAATTATCAAAAGAATTATTTTCTAAATAATTATAAATAAAGTTATCCATATATTTATAATACTTGTTGTTTTTATATGGCTATAATAACTGTTTATATTTCAAATGAATATTTTAATGGTTTCAAAAGAAATGTAAATATAATAGAATTTTCTTCATTCAAGGAATTATGTGATTATATGAAGGATCAATTAGTAAGTTATTTGAAATTGGAAAATTTAAATAGTTTGGCGGATAAAGCGAATAGTTTAGAGTTACATACACATGAATATAAATTTTATAATGATTTTAAGGTTAATGTAATGAATAATAAGGTGGATTATGTATATTTATGTTGTCACAAATAAAAATACTTTATAATAATAAAATGAGTGAAGAATATATTTTATATATAATTAGATTAATATGTTTAATATTTTTATTATTTATAATTGTAAATGAACAAATAATTAATCCAAAAATAAAAGAACCTATAATCCAAATAATAATTGCATTTATAGTAATGTTTATTTTTGTATTTGTGGATCCATTGGCAGGTTTTTTCATAGCTTGTGCTGTTTTTGTGATTTATTATAAATATTATGTAAAAACAGGAAAAAGTTTTGTAAAAACTTATGAACATAAAAAAAAAGAGATACCATATGGTAATTATATAACGGAAGAACATTTGGATATAGCTCAAAATAATATAGTATCAGATCCAAATAATGAATTAGTACCTTTTGAAAATGCAATAGATGTAAGTAAATTAAAAATATTTGGTGTGCAAGGTTTAAATAGTGAAATACGTGGATATGAAAAACCGTTAGATAATAACTTTATATTAGAAGATTAATAATTAT